CGCGTTGTCACACGCGCGAGTTTTTTCCACATTTTCGATTTTGAGTTATCAATATGGGAGCAAGGGGCCTTAATCGCCAACCAGATTCGCGACGCGGAGCCATTGAAAACGGCGGCGTCATCCCGGAGCCGATCCAAGAGGAGATCACCCCGCCAACGTGGTGCAAGTCTGACCGGCTGAGGCTTTTCAATAAGCTCGTCGCCGAGAATCGCGCGGCTGGCGTGGCGATCAGGCAGGTGGATGCCGACCAATACGCCGAACTGGCAGACGCCATGATCGAGCGGCGGAACGAAACCGACGGCCGCACGAAACTGGCATGGGGCAGGCAGATCGACGAACTACGCAGCCAGCTCAACATCGGGCCGCGCAACCGGCAACGGGCCGGAATCAAGGACACTCGCAGGCCGACGGCCATCAACCCGACGCTGGCGATTATTGCAAGGGCGAAGGGCCTGTAGAAGCACTGCCGAGACGGCGGGCGGAGCAGAACGTGCCGAAAAGGATTGATTTGACTGGCCAGCGGTTTGGGCGGCTGGTGGTGGTGGGGTTTAGCCATAAGCTGAGAGGCGGAAAGACAGCACGCAGGCCGTTGGGAAATTGGAAATATTTCATCGCGTGCCGCTGTGATTGCGGAAACGCTGTAGTTGTTTGGCGGGATAGCGTCCAGTGCGGGAAAACCAAAAGCTGCGGTTGTTTAGCTGTGGACACGTTGAAAGCTCGCCATGACAGGGAAATGGCGGTGGGCTATAAAGACAGGCCTCATTATCTGTCTTCAGACGGTTACGTCAAGTGTTCATGGAAGGGCGGAAGCGCGCTTGTCCATCGCCTTGTATGGGAAGAAGCCAACAATCGCCCTCTCCAAAAGTGGGAGCACATCCACCACAAGAACGGCATCCGTACTGACAACCGCATCGAGAACCTTGAGTTGGTACCCGTTGGGCACGGCTCGGGCCAGCGCCCCGAAGACCTACTGAAAGCCGACACGCCCGAATCGAAAGCAGCCTGCCTGAAGCTGGCGCAGATGTACGCCGCCGCCGCTGGCATTTCATGGAATCCTCCTATTTCGACGCCGAAGCCGTAAACACCGCCTGCGCCTTCGCTGAAACGCTGACACTCACGAAGTCCACAAAGAGTCGGCGCCCGGAGCCTCTGGTACTCCTCCCGCACAGCAAAAAGCTGGTAGCCAACATCTTCGGCTGGAAACGGCCGGACGCATCGCGGCTGATACGCAAGGTATTCGCCTCGTTCGGCCGCAAGCAGGCCAAGACGCAGACGGCCGCTATCATCGCCCTGATTGTGTTCTTCCTGGACCCGGAGCCCGAGCAGGAGTTGTATATGGCGGCGACCGACGCGCCCCAAGCGTCGATCTGCTTCGAGGCCATCTGGTCGATGATCCGCACGAATCCAGCGCTCCTGGATTTGGTCGAGCCGACACTATCACAGAAAAAGATCGTCCACCGGGAAACCGGTTCAATCATCCGCGCTCTGTCCGCTGATGGCAAAGGGAAGCACGGTTACAATCCATCGCTCGTAGTTTTTGACGAACTCCACGCCTGGGGGCCAGCCGAGCAGGAACTATTGGCCGCGCTCACCACCGGCAGTATGTCGCGCCGGGAGCCGCTGGAAATCATCATCACGACGGCCGGAAGTAGCCAAGAGACAATCTGCTACCGCGAATACGAATACGCGCGCCGGGTGCTATCTGGCGAGGTCACGGACCCATCCTACCTGCCGCTGATCTACGAAGTCCCAAAAGACGCCGATTGGACTGATAAAAAACTCTGGCCGCTGGCGTTGCCGCTCCTCGAAACCGGACACCAGAAGATCGAAGAGTACGAGCGGAAGTTTGACGAGGCCATGGCCCGCCCGGACCTGCAAAACCAGTTCCGGCGCCTGTACCTGAACCAGTGGACCTCCGCAGAAACCCAATGGATTCCGATCCACGAATGGGACGCCTGCGCATCACAAACGCCGATTGACTGGGTGGAACTTCGACGGTATCCCTGCTACGGCGGGCTCGACCTCGCCGCGGTTCACGATCTCACGGCCTTCGCGCTGTGCTGGCCGGTGGGCGAAAAAGTCTATTACAAAGTCTGGGCATACCTGCCAGGTGAGCGTATCGAGGACCGGAGCAAACGCGACGGCGTGCCCTACGCACAGTGGGCGGCTGACGGCCATATTCGGCTTACGCCAGGAACTACAACTGACTGGCGCTATGTCACCGCCCACATCAAAGAACTGGCCGACGAGTACGACATCAAGGCCATAGCGTTTGACCGCTACGGGGCGCGCGACACCGCCCGCGAATTACAAGACGCTGGCCTAGACGTGATCGACTTCGGGCAGGGCTACCAGTCAATGAGTCCAGCGTGCCGGCGGTTTGAAAAGCTGGTCTACGACCGGGCCGCCGTCCATGAAGGATCGCCGCTGGTCCGCTGGTCTGTTGACTGTACGCAGATCACACAGGCGCCGGGCGACCTCATCAAGCCGGTGAAGCCGGAGCGTATGAAGAACTCGAAGCGAATTGATCCGGTGATTGCCATTGCGATGGCAACTGGTATTGCGATTATCGGCCAGCCGATGAAATCCATATGGGAAGGAGCCAGCCTTGAACCTTTTTGGCAAACTACTAACTAAGCTCGGGGCCTCTGAACCGCCTGACTCCGACTTTTGGTACCGCTCGGTTACGCCGTCCTTCGGCTCATTTCTCGGGCAGTTCGATAGCTCTGAAGCCGCTCTTCGCATCAATGCAGTCAACGCTTGCGTGCGCTTGCGCTCGGAAACCATCGGCTCTCTGCCCTGCCAGGTCTTCCGGCGCACCGGCGACGGCCGCGAACTCGCGCGGGACCACGAACTGTACTATCTCCTCCACGATGCCCCCAACGACGCCATGAGCGCCTTTGAGTTTTGGCAGGTGGCAGAGCAGGCACTCTGCACGGACGGCAACTTCTACGCGCTCATCCAGCTCGACGGCCGCGGCAAGGTGCGCGAACTTGTGCCGCTCGACTCCAGCCGCATGGACGTCCGCAAGGACGCCGAAACCGGACTGCTGGTCTTCCTCTACCGCGAAGGCGCCGTCACGCGCGAGTACGTGCAGGGCGACATCCTCCACGTCCCCGGCATGGGCTACGACGGCGTGACGCGGCTGAAGGGCATGAGCCCGCTGGCCTATATGCGCCAGTCGCTTGACCTTGCCGCCAGCGCCGAAACCTATGGGGCCAACTACTTCCGCAACAACGCGGCGCCGATGGCGTACATCACCGGGCCGAACGCGATGTCTGATAAGTCAAAATTCCAGCTCCTCGACTACATGATGCAGCGCTTCGGCGGCGTGAAGAACGCCGGGAAGCTGGGCATCCTCGACGGCGGCATGGAGATCAAAACGGTGCCCGTGAACCACACGGACATGCAATACCTGGAACTCCGCAAGTTCCAGATCGAAGAGATCGCCCGCGCCTATCGCGTGCCGCTGCATATGATCGGCGAGCTGGCGCGGAGCACCAATAACAACATCGAGCACCAGGGCCTGGAGTGGGCAACCAACACCATCCGGCCTGAGTGTACCCGTATCGAACGGCGCATCAACATGCAGCTATTCGGGCCGCGCGAGTCCGCCGTGTTGTACGCCGAGTTCAATTTGGATGCACTGATGCGCGGGGATTCCGCGGGCCGCGCGGCCTACCTTTCCGCCATGCGCAACATCGGCGTCCTGAACGCCAACGAAATCCGCGCCATTGACAACCGCAACCCCTACGAGGGCGGCGAAGTGTACATGGTGCAAGGCGCGATGATCCCCGTGGCGATGGCCGGGCAACAGCAACAACAGAAGGCGGTGGCGCAGTGAAAACGACATTCATTCTAGGCGGGCAAGTCCTCGCCGAAAGTGCCGACGCGAAAGCACCGCGCGAGATCATGTTCTACGCGGGCACGCCCGTGCTACGCACCGATGGCCGCAAGATGTTCCACCTCTCGTTTTCTCTCGACGAGGGCGCCGTGGACCTGTCGTTTCTAAACAGCGGGCGCGCGCCGTTCGTCGTGGATCACGTCGAAGACATCGACCACACGCTAGGCGTCATCGAGCGCGCCGAAATCAACGGCACGGGCCGGGCTTTTGTGCGCTTTTCAGACCGGCAGGAAATGGCCGGGCTGATTGGCGACATCAAAAGTGGCGTGCTGGCTAATGTCTCCATGGGCGCGCGGATCACCGGCGAACTCGTAAAGGCCGAACCGGTTGAGAAGGGCATTGCGCACCTTCGCGCTACCAAGTGGCAGCCGTTCCACGTCTCGCTAGTCTCGCGCGGGGCCGACCCGTCCGCCCAATTTCTGAGTGACTGCCAAATGGAAGTACCGGCAGAGCTTTTGACCGACCTCTCTGCACCCACTGGCGCGGCCAGCGAAGCAGATCAGAGCGAACAAAAGGCACGCCTGGCGCTTGCGATCAAGCAGCGCCGTTTCCGCGTCCTTGGCCGCTAACCAACAACCAACCCGCGCCACAAGCGCAAAGGGGCAACCATGAAGAAAAAGCTACTCATCGAGAAGCTGGCCGCAACCACGGCCGAATATGAAGCGCTGCTGAAGGCGTCCGACGCCGCGGCTGATGTCGTCGCGCACCTGGCCGCCACGGACGCGAAGGAAGTGGAACTCAACGGCATTAAGGCCGAACTGGCCGCCATCGAGGCTCTGGAAGCCAAGGCGAAGGCAAACGCGACGCGCGAACCGGGCCGGGTGACCAGCGACAACGAAGCGAAGCGGCCGTTTGCCAACTTTGGCGAGCAGCTTGCGGCCATCGCCTACGCCCAGTCGCCCGCTGGCTCGTTCCACGGCTACGGCGGGCAGATCGACAAGCGCTTGTTTGAGACGAACTTGGCCGCGTCTGGCGTCAATTCGACGGTCCCGAGCGAAGGCGGGTATTTGGTCGGCACCGACTTCTCGACGGTCCTGATGCAGAAGGCCGCCGAAATCGGGCAGATCGCGCCGCTGGCGTTCGATGTGCCGATTGGCGAAGGCTCGGACGGTATCGAGCTGCCGTACATCGACGAAACCTCTCGCGCCACCGGCTCCCGCTGGGGCGGCGTGCGTGTGTACCGGGCAAGTGAGGCCGACGCGCCCACGTCCACCAAGCCGAAGTTCGCCCGTCACGACCTGAAGCTGGAAACCCTCAAGGGATTGGCCTACGTGACGGACCGGCAGTTGCGGAACGCCCCGGCCACCAGCACGATCCTGGAGCGCGCGTTTGCGTCCGAAATGGCGTTTGTGAAGGATAACGAAATCTGGCGCGGTACCGGCGTCGGCCAGTGCCTCGGCTTTGCCACGCAGAGCTACGAGGGTGCCTCGTTGCTGGTTTCGGTGACCAAGAAATCGGCGCAGACCGCCGCCACCTTTGTCATTGAAAACGCCACGTCGATGCTGTCCCGTTTGCTCGCGAACCCCGGCGACACGATCCGCTGGTTCATCAACCGCGACACCATCGGCCAACTTCCGCTGATGACTGTCGGCCAGACGCCAGTGTTCCTGCCCAACGGCAACGCTTCCGGCTCGCCGTACTTTGGCACGCTGTTTGGTTACCCGGTCGTGATCGTGGAGCAGGCCGAAACCCTCGGCACCGCGGGCGACGTGGTTCTGGCGAATATGTCCAAGTACGTGACGATTTCGCAGGGCGGGCTGCGCTCGGCTCAGTCCATGCACGTCCGTTTCATCTACGACGAAATGACGTTCAAGTGGTCCACGGATTTCAACGGGCACGCGATGGTACGCAAGCCGCTGACGCCGTTCAAGGGCAGCGCCACGCAGTCGCCGTTTGTCACGGTCGAAACCCGCAGCTAACCAATTCCACCGGGCGGGCGGCGCGTAGTCGCCCGCGCATGAAACGAAAGGGAAACCAATGCGTTACGAAGAACTCCAAAATCAGCATTTCATCAAGGGCCTCGACCCGGTGGCCGATGCCTTCGCGGGCACCGTCGCATCCGATGTTGTCGATGTATCCAACCACCAAGGCGTCCTGTTCCTCGTTTACAAGGGAGTCGGGGCCACGGGAACCAGCACGATCACGGTGGAAGCCTGCGACGACGTGACCCCGAGCAACACCACGGCGGTTCCGTTCTACTACAAGTCCATCACCAGCACCGACGTGCAGGGCGCCGTCACGGCCGCCACGTCTGCCGGGTTCGCCACCACGGCGGGCTCCTCGCAGATCTACGCCGTCCAGGTGGATGCGCAGGAACTCGCCAGCGCGGGCTATAAGTACGCCCGCCTGAAGGCTGTCGAGGTGGTTGATTCGCCCGTTCTGGGCGGCATCGCCATCGCTCTCCTCGGTCCCAAGTTTGGCGGCTCCGCGACCAACACGGCCATCGACTAACCCATCCCTCCTCCGACCTGGGGCGGCTTCTCCGCCCCGTATTTTTCCCGTCTCGCTGGCGAAATGGAAACGCAACCTAGTAGCTGATGGGTTCAGCCGTACAGGCTGGTAAATATTGCCGGTTCGACCCCGGATCGAGACGATTTTTTTTATGACCTCTCACGCATACCAACTCGTCACCGCGCCGACCGAATACGCCATCACTGACGCGCAGATGGAGACCCACGCGCGCGCGGCTGGACAGCCGGTCGAGCAGTACCAACCCTACGTGCGAGCGGCCGAGGCCTACGTGGAGACGATCACCGGGCGCAAGCTCGTGACGCAGACCTGGAAGTGGTTCCTCGACGCCTTTCCATGCGGCGACCGGCTTACCCTGCCGTTCGGCCAACTCCAGTCAGTGACTCACGTCAAATACACCGATACAGCGGGCACACAGACGACGTTTTCCGCGGACTACTGGGAAGCATCCACCGCCCGCGATCCCGGTGTTCTGGCGCTGTCCTACAACCAATCCTGGCCATCTACGACCCTGCGCGTCCTCGACCCGATAGAGATTCAATTCGTTTGCGGGTGGACCACGGCAGCGGATGTGCCATACGAGATTCAGGCGGCGATTTTGCTAGTGGCTACCCATTTCTACGAAAACCGCAGCGCCGTTGGCGTTGGTGATTCCGCGGTGGTCACCTCAAAGCAAGTCGAGCTTGGCGCAATGGCGTTGCTGGCGAATTGGATCATCCGATAATGGCACTGACTACGCAATGGGACGCAGGCGTCGAGCTGGTAGAGGCTGGGCTTATACCAAGCCACTGCTGTGAGTTCACCGTTACGGTTAAGCCAAATGATGTTGTCGTTTTGGAGACAAAAACATATTGCACGGATGGGCAGTGGAGTAAGTTAGTTGAGTTCGTGCAAGCGGCAAAAGAAGCCAACGCTCTCGTCGCTCGGCATTCAGTGGTTAACCTCGAAAGCGGTGAGGTAGCAGAATGACCCGCACCGGGCAGCGTAACGCATGGGTGCAAGCCTTCGCGTCCACCGAAACCACGGGCGACGCGGGCGACCCGCAGCCGTCCTGGAGTGACACCCCGGCGCTCGAATTTTGGGCGCATAAACGCAATCTGACGCAGCGCGAAGTGGTTGTAGCGGGCGCGCTTCAACGGGAAGACGCCGTAGTTTTTGAGGCGCTGTACATGGACACACTAACCACGCGCCACCGGCTGAAATACGCGGGCCGGTACTACGACATCACGGGCCTCAGTGACCCAGGCGAGCGTCACGAAGCGTTGCATATTTACGCACGTGACGCGGTGAGTTACGGATCATGACGTTACCCGAAGCTCTAGGCACCCACCTCCGCACCGACGCCACAGCCACCATCGCCCACTATGGCGCGTCCAAGGTGTTCTGGTGCTACGAAACGCAGAACGTCACCGCGCCGTTTCTGGCATTCCGCCAAACCTCCTGCCGTCGCATTGCGCAGCACATCAACGGCGCTGGAGCACCACGCGAATATGGCGTGGAAATCATACACTACGCCGCATCCCAATCAGCCGCATGGGCGGGTGCAGAGGCCACGAAATCCGACCTAGACAACGTGACAGGCACATTTAGCACCGTGGCGTTCAAGCGCTGCACGGTCACGGACGAAAGCGACCTCGTAAGCGAAGAGGCCGCGGCGCGCGGGCTGTTTGCTGTGGCGCAGACGTTGAGTATCATCACTTAGTTTTCCGGCATGTCGTGAGACACCCGGCGAGGGGGATATAAGGCCCCCAACCACAATCCAGCTATCGCCGTGAGGCGAAAGGAGCCCACATGGCTACATTTACGGCAGTTGCCGGAACGCTTTTTAAGTACACCGTTAGCTCCACGCTGACGACCATTCCCGGCGTCCAATCGATTTCGCTTAGCGGTGGAGAAAAGAACGACATTGAAGTCACCGCTATCAGCGACGAAGACCAGGTATTTATTGGCGGTCGCCGCTCGGCTCAAGAGCTGAGCTTCGGCATGTACTGGGACCCGACCGACGCCGGGCAGGTGGCGATGTTGACCGCCTACAACGCCAGCGCTAGTACCCCGGTCGCTATGACCATCACGGAAGCCGACGCGGGCGCGGCTACGCAGGCGTTCAGCGGCTACGTCAAGTCCATGACGCCCGCCTATGATCGCGACGGCGCCCATATGTACAACGTCGTCATCAAACTCACGACCGCAATCACCTTCACCGCCTAAGGAGGCGTTCATGATTGACCCTGTAACCCCCGCTACGCTTGTGCCGTGGCGGGGGAAGAGTTACACATGCCAAGCGACGCTCGGCGCGCTGGCGGCGGCTTCTGGTGCGCTAGACGTGCCTATCCTGGAGCCGATTCCCGGAAACGTCTTCGCAAAGCCGGAGTTTTTCAAGCGCGGCGTGCTACTGTTCGCGCTGCTTCGCCCGTTCGTGCCCTCTGTCACGATTGACGCCTGTCTAGAGGAAGTGACTGGGCCGAAGGCCGACTTCTACCTGAAGGCGATCAACGACGCTTACGAGCATCTGACGCCCGCAATCACGCGTTTGCTGGGCGGACCATCGGAGGCCGAAAAGCCCCCTTTGGCCGAGTCGAGTTCTGGCGCCGACTCTGGGCCAGCGCTCGTATCCACCTCGGGATCTCGTCGGAAGAGTTCTGGTCGCTGACCCCCGGCCAGCTAGCGGACCTGTTCACGGAATGGATGAAAGCGAACGGAGGCGAAGCGAGTGGCGCAAAACAAGGTCGCGTTAGAGGTGCGCTCATTCCGTGATGCGAAACGCGACTTCCAGTCGCTCGTCAAGGCCATGGACCCAGCTACGTCGTCATCGCAGGTTTATGCGCTGTATCGGGTAGCCCAGAAAGAAATCCAAGACGCGCTGTACAAGGGCGGGCTGTTTGCGCGCGATGCCGTCCGCTCAATGGCAGCAGCAACGCACGCTCCACGCCGCCTCTACTCCGGCTCAAAGCCGGCTATTTTTTCGTTTGCCGATTTCAACGCGTCGACGGATAGCAAGCGGAAGCGCTCTGTATTGGTTGGCGTGCGTACTGGTTTAGCGAGCAAGGCACCCGATAAGAGTCTGTACGTCAATTGGTCGAAGGGTAGCGGTAACCGTAAGAGCGACGGATCGAAGATTGGCTCAGGCGGATTGTCGATATCGTTTGGCTCGCTGTTCGAGCGAGGCACGCAAAACCGGCGTATCAAGCCAAAAAACTTTTTCCGCTTTGGCGTAGCGGCGGCCAGCAGCCGCATTATTGCGGGCGTCGGCAACGCCTACAAACGCGCGGTGCAAGTGCTGAACAAGAACACAAACTAATGGCTATTTCAGACATCCTTTTCCGCATCTCGACCGATACGACTGCCTTCCAGCAGTCGATGGGTAAGGTCAATGGCACGCTTGACAAAATCGACAAGCAAGCCCAGAAAACCACGTCTGGATTTACAGCTTTAGGCGCTACACTCACCAGCGCCGGAACGACGATGACGCTGGGCATCACCGCCCCGCTTGTGGCGCTCGGCATTGGCGCGGCAAAGGCGTCCGGTGATATCGACGTGCTGAAGCGCGCGCTACTTGCCACCACCGGAAGCGCTGACGAAGCGTCGAAGCAATTCGAGCGATTGCAAGATATCGCCAAGCTGCCAGGCATCGGGTTAGAAGAGGCCGTGCGCGGCTCCATCCGTCTGCAAAATTACGGCCTGAGCGCGTCCTTATCGGAAAAGGCGCTACGCAACTTTTCCAACGCCGTGGCGGCCGGCGGCGGCTCCGCCGATGACACCTCGGAAGCATTGCGCCAGCTCGGCCAAATGTACGGGCGCGGTAAAGTCACGATGGACAACCTCCGGATCATCCTGGAGCGCGTCCCGCAGGCTGCGGCAATCATCCGCAAGGAATGGGGCAGCGAAGCCCTTGCTGACCCGGCCAAGGCGTTTGAAAAGCTGGGGCTTACATCGCAGCAGGTTATAGAGACGTTGATTGACCGTATGGACGCGGTGCCGCGCGTGTCGGTCGGGTTCACCACGTCCATGGAGAACTTGGGGCAAGCAATCAAAATTGCCGCCGGCACGATTGGCGACGAGTTGACGCCATACATCATAGCCGCCATTCCGAAAATCGAGGAAATGGCAGGCAAAACCAAGGACGCAATCCAGGCGTTTAAGGATCTGCCGGACCCGATCAAAAACACAGCGCTGGCGATCACTGGACTTGCTATCGCGGCCGGGCCCGTCGCGCTGGTTGTCGGCAAGCTAGTCGGTGCTTTCACGGCCATCAAGACCTTCGCCATTGGCGCGGCTACACTTCTCCAGCCGGTCGCCGCTGGAATTACGCTTATTGGCACCGCTGCCGTCGCGGCTGGTGTTGCCGTGGGCGGGTTCCTGTATTGGCTGAAACAGACGCCGACGGCGCTGGAGCAGCAAAAAAAGGCTGCGGATGAAGCGGCGGAGGGGATGCGCCGGATTAACGAGCGCATGGGTACCGGCGCGCAATCCGCCAAGGAATTACAGCTTCCGTTTGGGCTAGCATCCGAGGGTATTATTCAGTTCGGAAAGGCGTTAGATGACAAGGCGCCCAAGCTCAAAGAGTTAACCGAGGAGCAAAAAAAAGCCGCCGAAGAGGCGCGCAAGGCCGCAGCGGAAGCATATAAGAACTCTTTTGCTGGGTTGGCGGAAGCCGAAAGCACCGCCAAAATTGGCAGCGCACTCAAGGCGGCCGCATCGGCGTGGCTGGAATACAACACGATGCATGACCTTGGCGGCAAGAAAATGCCGGTCATGCGTAGCGAGTTGGGCTGGCTAGCCGAAGCATCGGACCAATACGCGGCATCCCT